AAACTCGCTTCTATCGCCACTTCGCCATTGGCTTCGGCGAACCGATCGAGAGCGTCATCCAGCCCGGAGAAGTTTCGTTCTACATTGGAAATGTCCGTGAGATCAACAGGATCAATCGCGAAGTCAAGCGTATCCGAGACAGTATCTTCAACACGATCCTCTACAACAAACAAGGCATGGACGGTGCGGAGGTTAGGAAACTCGTTAGGCATCTTCAGAATCCGAGGGAAACGAAAGCCTTTGGTGTCAACACCGATCCAGATAAAAAGATCAGTGAGGGTCTGGAGCTGCTGGTGCCTCCGTCCGCACAAGCTAAAGAGATGTTCGACACACAGAACCTTCGTCAAGCTGTGATGCGTTCTGCGAACCAGTCAGAGATTGAACTTGGCCAGCAGTTCAAGACCAATACAACGAACAAGCAGGTCGATTACTACAACGAGTCCAGAGAGCAATCGACCGGGGTGCTCGTAGGGGCTATTGAAGATGCATTCGAGAGCCTCGCGTGGTCATTGGCCGAGATACTGGTCTCGAAGTACAGTAAGGAAGAAATCATCGATCTCGTTGGACCTGAACAGGGAGAGAACTTCGAGGCGATGAATGTGAAGGAGTTTAATCAACGATATCGGATGCAGATCGCAGCCGGTAGCACAGAGAAACCCACATCTGAATATAAGAAGAAGGAGGCGCTTGCAGTATCGCAGGCCCTTGGACAGATTGGGCAGGCAGCACCGGGAGCTACGCTACAAATTATGATCCGTATGCTGAGCGAATCATTCCGACTAGTCGTGACCCAAGAAGATTGGGATATGCTGTCGAAAGAGATAGCCATGAACCTCCAGAAAGGGGTAAGCACCAATGCCGAAGGAACTCAAGGAAGTACAGGAAGACCTGCTACGCCACCTAACGGCGGATGAAGACGAGCCACTCGGTAACGATGATGGTGCGAATGAAGACGCTGACGTCGATGACGAGGGCGATACCGACGACGATGAGCCTCCACGTCGGGGGAAAGAGAAAGAAGATGACGACGGTGATGCTCGCGACGAGGAAGATGATGATGATCGCGAACGTCGTCGGCCAGATACAGGTGATGTAAGCGACGACGACGACGACGACGACGACAGCTTCCGGTATCAGGAAGATCGTCGTGGGAATATCCTTGGCCGTGACGGGAAGGTGTTGTTCTATGCCGGTCGGCAGCGGAACGCATGGGCCAAGCTGAAGAAGGCTTACATCGGAGAGAAGACGCATAAAGCACAGATTGTCACAGAGCTACAGAAGATCGCCAGTGCTGGTCGGGAGTTGCTTACGAAGTATAAGAAACTTCGTGACGATAGCGATATCGGGAAGACATATGGCCTGACCAGCGAAGAAACCACGGAAGCACTCGATCTCCGTGCTTTGGCGAAGCGTGACCCCCGCGCAGCAATCAAGAATATCTTGACAAAAGCGCATCTAGCCGGCAATGATCTAACTGATATCGGTGTTACTGGCCCACTCGATGCGAAAGTCCTTGCCGAGCATATTGTTGCAGTGCAAGAGGCCAAGAAGCTGAAGGACGATAATGAATATCGTGAGACGATGCGTAAGGAAGCAAAGGAAGAACGAGATGCTTTCCTCGGTCGTCATCCTAATGCTGTTCGCTTTCAGGGCCTGATAGCAGACGCCAAGCAGCGTTATCCTCATATGTCACTCGATGATATATGGGGACACCTTGTTCGGGGAGCCCAGAAGGCTCGCGACGGCAAACAACAACGCCGAGACACGCGAAATCCCCCGCGTGATATGCCACGGAACGGCAGTCGTGGATCACCGGAGGGACGCAAGCTTTCTATGAAGGCTGTTGATCCATCCAAATCGTACAAGGAGATCGGGCGTGAATTGCTCGCCGACCTCCGCAGTATGGAGGGTTAGTTACAGGTGCTGTAACCAACCTCCGAAAGGACAACAATGCCCACTCCCGAAACCATTGCCCATGCGATGGCAAACCGAAGCCGGAAGAAGATGATTCTTGCGGCAACGCTCAGTGGCGGGATATACACGTATCTAAGCGCCAAGGGCAAGATCGAAATGGAAGACGGCGGGCCGGAGATCGAAAATCCACTGATCACCGGCAGCAATCCTAACGTCACAACGGCCACCTATTACGACACTGTTCCGGTCGATGAGACGAGCGAGTTCGATACGGTCCTGTATACGATGACCCGCATGGTCGGATCAATGATCATGTCGGATCAGGAAGCGGATGAAAACGACGGCGACGCCAAGATCATCGACATTCTGGAAGGCAAGCTGACTGCTCTGGAACATGCTATCAAGAAGTTCCAGCGCACGAAGGCTGCTAACCTAAATACCGGTACTGATCCGAACGGCCTGCCAAATCTGCTCCCATCGGACCCGACAACCGGTACAGTTGGAGGCATCAACCTCTCCAACGAAGTCATGTTCCGGCCGAGCAGCTATAACTTCGCTGGTGGCCTCGATGAGAACAACATCGAAGAAGCCTTCGACGATATACTGCTCGATCTGACGCATGATGACGAGTCTCCGAATGTCATCTTCGTCGGCCGGAATATCTGGCGTATGCACAAAGCAGCCGCTCGCGACAAGACTCAGATCAGCCTGGCCGCGACTGGTTTCGGTAAACAGCTCATCAATCTCGGCATCAAGGGCACTACCCATCAGGGTATCCCGCTGATCTATGACGAAGCCATGGGCGCCAATGCCTTCTACTTCGTCAATGATGAGTACCTGAAGATTCACATTCTCAAGAATGCGAATATGAAGGTGAAGAAGCTCACCGCTCCGTGGAACCAAGACGCTATCGGTCGTCGGTACGTCATGGAGTATCAGCTGTGTTCGTGGAAGAACTACCGGACCCACGCATACGGCACCAACTAACGGTTACAGGAGTTGTAACCAGAAGGAGCTGTAAGCAATGCCTATTCATATGGGTCGTGGACCGAGGCTTGCGTTTGTCGTCAGGCAACTGAAGGGCAAGCGGAAGATGCAGGTCCATAAATACAATCCCACCACGCATAAGAACGACATTATCATGGTGGAGAAGGATGCTGGCTATATGGTGTATACACCAAATGGCACCAGCTACCGCTTGACGAAGGAGCAGCTGCTGAAATCTGGCCTCGACAGACAGCCAGAGATCATCAACTTCGAGTCCGTCAACAACACACGCACGCCGGCTGGCAGGTTCAAATATGCCATCGACGACAAAGCTCGGGCGGCGGCCTATAAGGAGCTTGAGGAACAAGTAATCCGGGCGTGCCGCCGTCGGGGTGCGACCGTAGATACATCAGGAGACGAAGATGACCAACAGGCCGCGTGATAACTTCATTGAAGGCATGAACTACTATGTGCCCGGAATGCAGGCAGGTGGCGACCTCGGTCAAAACCTCCGGCAGAAAGTAAGCCTCGGTGCGCCGCCAGTCTCTTCGGCGACGGCCATTCTCAGTGCTCAGTCGATTGCTGCGGCAGTCGATACAACGACGTTCGCCACCGCAGCGGCTACTCTGAAGGCTGCGATGGGTCCATACGGTCGAAATGTTATCGTGGTCGCGTCCGGTGCGGCAACGAGTAACGTGACCGTGATCGGCCGTGATTATCTCGGCCAGCCTATGCGTGAGAGCTACACGCTCGCCGGTGCTGTCTCACAGGTCGGCGTCAAGGCGTTCAAGTATGTTGATCGCGTCACAGCAGGTATCACGGCTGCGACGACGATCAACGTCGGCTATGGGGCACGGTTTGGTGTTCCGTATGTCGTTAGGGCCGTCGAAAGGGAATATAGTGATCAGGTTATCGCAGCTGCTGGCACGGTGACAGCAGGTGTGCTGACTGATCCGCAGACTACTACGACCGCCGATCCTCGGGGTCTCTATACTCCGACCACCACTCCGGATGCAGTGAAGGTGATCGAGTTCGATGCAGTGTTCAGCAACTTCGTCAATGCCAACAGCCGTGGCGGGTTGCATGGCATTCAGCACGTCAACGCCTGATCTAGTTACAGGTGCTGTAAGCAAGGGAGGCCCATCATGGCATTCAAGACTATGGGTGACATCACTCAGTCGGTCCTGAATTTGGTGGGCCTCGTTTCTGGTAGTGGGGTGCAGCTTTATACAGAGCCCCAGGTTAGAACAGCCATTCAACTGCAATTCGACTCCCTATATATTAAACGCTTCTGGGAGTGGATGACAGACTGGCATACTGTGACACTCAGCGGTACGGGTGGTTTGGTCACTGGTTCGATGGCTACGTTTCTTGGTGAGTATCAGGATATCGACAGCATCTATGTCAGCGCCACAGAGCGTCGTGTCGTGCCCCCGCGTGATCGGGAGCACATGCGTGTCAGTGGGAGCAATCCTCTCTACTATACCCCGCTCATGTGGGATGGATCAGACGTCACGGCCAAGGTGATCAAGTTCTGGCCACCAGAGGCGGTTGGCTCAGTTGATATCCGCTGCCGTACTAAGCCCGGTAGCTTCGTTCCGGCCTCCGTTGTGCCGTTCCCGTCCGTTGTCATGGAGCCAGCAGCCGCTTGGCACCTGCTCGACAATGATGGGATAAACCCGACAGCCGCTCAGAAGGCGCAGTTGCTGTATGAGACTGCCTATCGTGATGTCATTGCTAATGCGAGCAACGACGTCATCGGCTTCGGTGGAGCACGAACGCATGTCCCTGTCACCATTCGGACACTCTAAGAAACAGGCGCGTCCGCAGATATCGCGTAACCGACCACCTCGGCCGGATGAGAAGACTATTCAGGACTTCTCTGGCGGGCTAGACTTGTCCGAGAATGATCTGAAGCTCAACAGCACATTCGCTAAGGTTCTACTCAACGCCCATAAGGAGCTAGACTCCACGATGGGCGTTCGTCGTGGTACGAGGTGGAAGTATAATATTAGCACCGCGCTTACAGGAGATATAATTGAGCTTATCTATTTCCAGAACAAGGTTGTCATCTTCACCAGCACTGGAGAGGTTGGTACAGTTGACAGCGTTGGATTGATCACAGCAATTTGGAACAACACAATCGCATCGTTGGAAGTCGGTGCACCGATCGGCTGGACCACAACCGCCACGATATCCACAACGGAGTTTCGAAACGAACTAGTCGTGATGAACGGGGTCGATAAGCCGATACTGATCGCTGCTGATCACGACGTCGGCTACTTACAAGACGTCGCGACAGGCAGTAACATCTTCACCCCGATCGGTCGTTACTGCACGACAGCAGATAACTATGTTGTCATCGCTGGCATCGCAGCGGCCCCGGATGATATCTATATCTCTGCCGTGGGCACCAGCGGGACGTTTCCGGGTGATCCCAATCCCAACGACGCAATCAGCATCAACATCGCAGCCTATACAGGCAAGACGGGCGGCGAAATCCGTGGCGTGTCGAGCTTCCGTAATATGCTCGTCGTTCACTTTGCAACCAGCAGTCTGTTCGTCGTCCTCGGTGAGTATGATGCAGATGGCAATCATAAGCCTAGGATATTGGATACGATTGCTGAACAGGGGATCATTAGTCACAGGACACAAAATGTCCTCGATCAGGACATCGTGTTTGCCGACGAGCGAGCGGTATACAGGGCCAGACGTAATCAACTTGGCACGGCCATCGAGCAGCGAAAGGTCAGCAGTCGGATACAGAACGATTTCGTGGCAGCCGTACCCACGACGCAGGCCGATCGATGGAAGTCGTTCTCTGTTCACAATAGCCTCGAAGATCGCATCATGTACTTCCTCTTCGATGGCTCGAACTATACCATCTACACCCTGTCCTTCAACGAAGAGCTAAAGAACCGAGCATGGTCTCAGTTCACAGGGTGGCAGTTTACAAGTGGCTGTTCAACCTCCAAGGGCCGTGTATACTTCGGTCAGGGGCAGGACATCTTCCAGCTAGGCAATGAAGTCTTCGATGATGAGGACTTCCTAACTGACTTCGCTGAAGAGCCACAAACCGCGTGGGTCACTGCAACGCACTACTATCTGGGTGATAAGGTGCAGGTTGGCGTGGATCAATATCACTGCCTCGTTGAGCACGACTCCGGGGCCTTCCCCACTGATCTGACGCTAGGAAAGTGGGAAGAATGGATAGGCGATCCCATTATCCTTGATTGGGAGATGCCTTGGACTAACATGGGCACTCGGATGAAGAAGAAGCGCATCAGCTATCTAATGATCGAGACGGCTGGTACGGCAGACTTCACCTTCGAGGCGTATATCGATAAGATCAGATATAATGCCGATGGTGGTGATGACCCTGCTTTGACCCTTGAGATGGTCGCAGGGGACTCGCCGGGCTTCGGTGGCGGTGCGCAGCCATATGGTGGCGGTCGCAGGACCAGTGACGAACGTCTTTGGGGCTTCCCGCTTGAGTTCAAGACAGTGAAGTTCCGTGTTACAGCTGCTGTAACCAAGAAGCTCAAGTTCAACAGCATGTCTTTTGCCATCGGTGGAGGCACGTATAAGCGATGACCGAATTTACAACCAGTCTCCATTTGGAGCTTCCGGACTTCAACGTCG